ACAACCAGATGGGAGTGATGGTTCGGCAATTAATGTAACCGACCAAGCTAATGACCAATCTAATGACCAAGTCGATATATTAGAGGGTGATACATCTTTGGAAAATGTAATCAATGTTTCCATCCCAATCGATGTAATTGATGCGTTGGAAATTGATGAAATTGTGAAAGATTTTACACAACAAATACAAATGGGTGGTACTAGGTGTGAATAAAAATGAAAAAAACCTAAATCAAATATTTATAGAGAAAGGAAAACACTTATACAATGAATACTGATAAATTAGTAAAAGCAATACAAATTATTGTAAAAGAAGAAATTAAAGAAGTTCTCCCTAAGTTAGTTAAGGAAGGGGTTAAAATGGAAATGGCTAAATTGTTGAAAGAAAACAAACAATTAAGAGAAGCACTTAAACCACAAAAACCACAACAACCAACTTTTATGGATAACGAACCATTGATTGAGAACACAACTCAACAACAAAGACAGTTGAGTAAGAATCCAATATTGAATGAGGTGCTAGCACAAACACAGCCATTTAATTCACAACAAAGAACTGCGGGTGGAGTTCCATCATATGCTGGAGCACCAACCGAAGTATCATCTAATACAATGAACTTTGATTCAACCTCAACTCATACATTGGGGCAACAAAATATAGCACAACAAATGGGTTATGGTAATCAACCAGTATCAACTGGTAATCCTGTGATGGATAAATTGATGAATAAAGATTATTCACAATTATTAAAGGCAGTAGAAAAGAAGAAAGGTCCTTGGAGACCTGGAATGTAATATAGATTATGGCAGTTGAAATTGGAAGAAAAATTGTTAAAGATACTAAAGAATATGCAAATTATGCTATTGGTATCACCTTACCATTAACTTTTGGTGAGAATACATTTGAACAATCTTTTCTTACCAAAGACCAAGTTAAATCTAATATTAAAAATTTACTTCTTACAAAAAGAGGTGAACGAATTTTACAACCAGAATTTGGTAGCGGATTACAATCATTATTATTCGAACCAAATGTTGATGATTTAGAAGGTAGAATTGAAGATACTATAAACGAAAGTTTACAACAATGGCTACCTTATGTTACAGCGGAAGAGATTGATATTGAGGCAACCGATGAATTAAAAGATAGTAATAGAATCAATGTTTCAGTTAAATTCAGAATTGGTGATAATATTAATTTAGAAACAGTAACATTTACTGTACAAGGGTAATAAGATATGGCAATAACAAAAACAACAAAAAACTTTAAGAATAGGGGTAAGGATATAAAATACCTCAATAAAGATTTTGCCGAATTTAGAGGTAATCTAATTGAGTTTGCGAAAACTTATTTCCCAACAACCTATTCTGATTTTAATGAATCATCGCCGGGTATGATGTTTATCGAAATGGCATCCTATATTGGTGATTCACTTTCATATTACATTGATGATACTTTAAAGGAATCATTAATGGTACATGCTGAAGATGTTGAAAATGTAATAGCACTTTCACAATATTTGGGATACAAACCAAAAGTAACATCACCATCAGTAACCACTCTTTCGGTCTATCAACTACTCCCTTCAACTGGAACTGGGGCAAACAACACATATGATGAAACTTATTTTTTAAGAATTAAAGATGGTATGTTAATAGAATCCACAAATGGTGTATCATTTATTACACAAGATGTTGTAGATTTTTCTGATGAAACCGATAGAGAGATTAGTATTTATGAAACCGATTCAATTACAGGTGAAACATCTTTCTATTTAGTTAAGAAGTATGTAAAGGCAATTTCAGCTGAAGTTAAAACGCAAGAGTTTACTTTTGATTCATATGAGGCATTTAGAACTATTGATTTGGGTGATACTAATATTATTGATATCTATGATGTAAGGGATTCAAATGGAAATAAGTGGTATGAAGTTCCTTATTTGGCTCAAGAGTTAGTATTCGTTGATTATCCAAATACGGAATCAAATGACCCGGACTTATATCAATTCAAAACAACAACTCCATATATCTTAAATACTCTTAAAACTTCAAGAAGATTTACAAAGAGAATAAATGGGGATAGTACTACAACTATTCAATTTGGAGCAGGAGACCCTTCTGTTAGTGAAGAAACTATTATCCCAACATTTAAGAATGTAGGATTGGGTTTACCAAATTCTATTTCTAAATTAGAAGCATCATTTGACCCAACTAACTTTTTGAAAACAAATACATATGGTTCATCTCCATCAAACACAACAATTACTGTTAAGTATTTAGTAGGTGGTGGTGTTGAATCTAATATTAAAAAGGGAACACTTACGCAATTAAGAAATGTTGAGTTCGAAGAAGATACCACATTATTTACACCAACCCAATTGGGTGTTTACAATTCAACTAAAAATTCGGTAGCAGTAGATAACGAAGTTCCTGCAACTGGTGGTAAGGGTGGTGATACTATCGAAGAGATTAGACAAAACGCTTTAGCAAACTTCGGAGCACAAAACAGAGCAGTAACTGCAAAAGATTATCAGGTAAGAGTATTATCGATGCCAACTAAATTTGGTTCAATTGCAAAAGCATACGCTACGGCAGATGGTACATTGGATAACAATTCACCATCCTCTATTTTAAGTTCACCAAAAGCAATGCAGGAGTTTACTGATTTAGTAATGAGTTTTGTTGAAAAGCCGGATAACGAAGAGCCGGATAGAAGAAGTATCCAACAGGAGATTCAAAAATATTTGATTGGAAAAACATCAAATGAAAACGAAAAGAATAATCCGTTTGCAATTAATCTTTATTTACTGGGGTATGATTCCGATGGTAAACTTTCTACTTTGAATAGAGCAATAAAGGAAAATTTAAAAACATATCTTTCTGAATATAAAATATTAACAGATGGTGTAAACATAAATGATGGTTTTATTATCAATATTGGTATTGATTTCGAAATCATTACATTTAACAACTATAATAAATCAGAAGTTGTTGCAAATTGTATTCAAGAATTAAAAGATTATTTTGATATTAACAATTGGACTTTTAATAACACAATTAATCTTTCTGAATTAGAATTAATTATAGCAAATGTAGAAGGAGTAAGTTCAGTTCCAAAATTAGAAATTGTAAATAAGTGTAGTGGGCAATATTCATCAAACTCTTACAATATTAAAGCGGCGATTAAAGATAAGATTTTATATCCATCTTTAGACCCATCGGTTTTCGAAGTTAAATATCCAAATGCGGACATTAAAGGGAGAGCAAGATAATGGCATACTATTTCCTCACAGCATCAAAGGATGCATCGGTTTACTTACAACAACCTGACCAGAATTGTGGTTTAGATGAGATATTGGAAGTTAGTAAGGTATATTATGGTAACATCAAAGATGTATCCAGAGCGCTCCTTAAATTTGAAGTACAGGGGTTATCGGCTAGCTTATCGGATGGAACTGTTAAATTAGAAGAAGCTAGATTAATTCTAAGAGAAACTGAATCCGAAGAGTTACCATTGGAATTTACATTAGAAGCTTATCCAATTTCACAAAGTTGGGAGATGGGTAATGGTACTCGATTTGATGATATTACAACTGCTGGTGTAACTTGGAATAATAGAGAAGGTGATACCACTCTAAGGTGGTTACAAACTGCTGAGTTCTCTGAGGTATCAACTGGTTCATACGAAGGTAAGGGTGGTACATTCTATTATGGTACATCTGCTACTCAAAACTTTGAATACCAAACAACTGATGTTGATATGGATATCAAAGATATTATGGAAGAGTGGATTAGTGGTTCAATTCCAAATGATGGTATTATTTTAAAATTACCACTTAATAAAGAAGATGATACAACTGATTATGGTATCCTTAAATTCTTTAGTAAGGAAACCAATACAATTCATCAACCAAAGGTTAGAATCGGTTGGGATGATGTATCATTCGCAACAGGTTCACTAACCGAATTAACATCGGAAGAAATTAAGGTTGGTATTAGAAACTTTAAAAAAGAATATAGAGTAAATACAACTCCTAAACTGAGAGTGGTGGGTAGAGATTTATACCCAGTCAAAACATTCTCAGCAACGGCACAGTATGGTATTTCAAAGTTCTTACCAACAACTTCATATTACCAAATCAGAGATTATCATTCGGATGATATCATTGTACCATTCTCAACTTACACAAAGTTAAGTTGTGATAGTAGTGGTAATTATTTTAATTTGAATCTTTCAAATTGGGAAGTGGATAGAGTATATAAAATTGAATTTAAAATTACCATCGATGGAGTTGATAACTTCTTTGATGAAGATTATACATTTAGCGTAATTTCATAAGATGAAAAACAGCGGATTAAAAAATGAACAAAAGGTTCAAGAATTACTAACTAAAGGTTCTACTGCTTTAGCGGATAAGAACTCCGCTGGTGTACGTCTTTTCAAAGAATCTGATTTAGGTGATGGTATTATTAGTGGTAAATTGATTAGACCAAAATACAATAACTCTGAATTGAAGAAATCAATAGATACTGAGATATTTGAGTTATTACCACAAGAAGCACCACAATTACCTGATATGGTTCTCCGTTCAGTTTACAATACAGCAACTCAATCAATTAACGATTTAACATTACAAGTACAACAATTAAATACCGAAGTGGGAACTTTAAACTCAAAGATATCGGAATTGGAAATTGTAAGTGAAAGTTTAAAAATCGAAGCTGATAATCAAATTCTAAAAGCAAACATTTCAGAGCAACAATCAATGGTTGCCAATGAGCAAGTAGCAACAACTACAATTGATTTATCAAACGCAATTCAAAACTCAATTAATGAAGCAATTCAGAGAGTATCGTTAACCGCTAGGAATCAATCATTGGAACAGGAAACTGAAAATCTTAGAGAGCAGTTGTTTGGATTGGCTGCACAAACCGCAGAAGGAGCTAGTAGTGGTGCTAATAACAAATTTACTGTAAAAATAAATGGTAGTGCAGTAGACTCTGAGGGTTCTGATATCTCCAAAGCAACATCTCATAACGGATATAATGGTGATACTATGGGTGTAACATTGGAAGTAAATAATGTTACTGCTGATAATAAAATAACAAATATAACATTTAATGTTATTGGTACTAAAAAGTGGTTTAAAGTACAGTCTGGAGCTACATCCATAGAACCTCAATTATCAGAAACATATACGATGCAATACGACAAAAATGTTATTGCTGGTATGGACCCGTATAAAAAATCAGGGTGGTTTGGCATAAAATATTGGTCAAGTCAAGCACGTGATTATAGAGATACTGATTTGGAAATTAAAGTTACATTTGCCGATGGTACTGATGATAGTTTAATTTTTACAACACATTTAAGAAAAAATAGAGGATAAAAATGGCAATTAGAACATTTAAAGAAATAATAGATAATAAGGGGTATCGTATATCATCAAAAGATAGAGAAATCTTCGAAGAAGGTACTCTACAATCATTTTTTGGATTTTCTAATTCGGATATGATTGAATTTATTATGTATGATATCAATGATAACCAATTACCTCAGGGGGAGTTTGGTGAATTAGTAAGATACATCCCACTTAATTCACAAAACATAAAAGATTATTTCTTAATAGCCGATGGTACTCAACTTCAAGCTTTCCAATTCCCATCGGAATACTTTATTGATGTAGAGAGATTAATAAAGGAAGGTGGGTATGATAATGGTATTTTTAAAACACAAATTACACTATTAAATAAAAGAGTGGGGTACGAATCTGCAAATGAGAAATTATGGATTAAAGAAATTTCACCATCAAGAACTGAAGTTAGATTATTACCTATTATGAATGAAGTATCTAAGAAAACTGATTTACTTCAACGATTTAATATTATGGTAACTGGTTCTGATTTTAGAGATGATATTATACCATATGTTGGAGTTTTTATTGAATCAATAAATCCATCTGAGGTAAGTGGATTCATTCGTAAAACTTATGGTGAGAGGTGGTATAACAATTTTATAGCAGAATTTGGTATAAGGGGATTGGATTCTTTGGCAACTACTATATATAATAAATTTAGAACATCTATGTTTAACGAATTCTCAAATAGAATATCTAATATAGATGATGTAAATTATGGTAAAGAAAAAAAAGTAAGACCTTCTTTGGGATTTTCTAAAGAAGATGTATATAGGGTAGCACAACGAATACTGATAGAAACTATTCAGAAATACCTACCAAACAGAGTAATTCAATCATCAACTGAAGTTGAAAATACATTTGACCCAAGTAGAGATGAATTAACTAAAATATTAAAAAGAAGAGAATCTGATGTGGTTATCAATCCTAAAGTTCCTCAAACAAATGTTACTAAAGAAAAGAAACAAAATGTAGTAGAGAAAGCAAATCTCAATAAAGAAATAATGAAGGAAGTTCCAAAAGGATTTCCAGTCCCAAAATTTTCATCACCAAATCCAATTAAATCCACAAAAAGGGGTATTGGTGGTGGTACAACGAAAACCAGTGGTAATAAATTAATGACTCTATAAGATGCCAGCACCAATAAAAAATATCGATTATGATGAAATATATGACCCTAATCAGGGTGATGGTACTACACCACAAGACCCAGACCAAGACCCTGGTGTAGGTAATGGACCTGCTACTGGTGATACTGGTGGTAATGGTAATTCTGGAAATACTGGTGGTAACCCACCCAAAGGACCATATGGTGATACAGAAGACCCAGAAGAGCCGCCAACGGATACTATTACAAATACATTTGCCTTTATCATAAAATCCAATCAAAAGGGATTTTCCACTTTCGTAAATGGTAATAAAGTAGGTATTGATTCATTAGTAAGAATTACAAGAGAATCTTTAGCTAGAGATGGTGATAAAAAAATAACCATTTCCAAAGAAGGATATGTAAGTAATGAATATTATATCGTATCTATGTTAGATGATGGCGCGCCTATTATTGAAAATCAAGGATTAAAGGATAATCAACTACTTGGAATAAATACAAAGGCAGTATCGCTTATTAAATATGTTGATAATAAAATTACACAAAAGACTGGTATTGGTAGTACAACATCTGTAACATTGGACTTTCCTTTAAATAAAAAACCAAAGGGTGATGGGGATTTTTACGAAGAACCAATAAAATATAAATTATTATTTGATATAAGTGGAAAGGGTGCGCCCGTAAATGTTACTAAGAACGGAAAAGAAACGGCACAATTTTTCCCAAAAATTGGACTAAGTGAATATGAAGATATTGATGGTACATCATACACAATCAGTTCTTCCAATTTAACTTTATACAAAATTACAGAAATCAATGTAACAAATGATACACAATCTAGGTCATTAACAGCAAAGGATGGTGAGAGTTTGGAACTCAATATTAAATTAAAATCCAATTACATACTTACTATTGTAACTGAAGAGGTATTTAAAGGTTCACCTGCACTTAATCCACAAATTAAATTGGTAAATACCGATGCGAGAACATATAATATAAACTCTAAATCTGGAGTACCATTATTGGTTCAGATGAACGATGATGTACAAGCAATAACAGTTGTGGTTGGTGATGATGTTTTGGAATTTGATGATTTTGGTAGAGATAATTATGAAGAACCGGGTGGAAAGATTGTTGGTATAACAATACCTCATAGGGTTTTTAACAAAATAGGACAATATAATATAAAATTATTTCCATTCTCATTTAATGATTATGAAGAGCAAGTAAGACCTGTTCAAAAAGGAGATGTGATTAAATCTAAAAAAGTGGAAACTAAGTTTGATATTAAAGAAGAAGTTAAATTACCACCAATTGATGTAAATGATAAATACAATCCATATAAGCCAAAAGCTGGTTCTGGTGGTGGTAGACCTGTTGTATTGAATGATGGGTTGAGTGAAAGTGAAATTAACCCCTTTACGAATATAGGAGATTTTGTTAATAATCCCATAAACGATAGAAACCTAAGATAAAATGGCACAAGAAAAATTACCATTTGGAATGGGGGGAGCTGGTGGAAATAATAACACTGGTAATACTAATGTGCCTCAAAATAATCCATCAACTATTAGTAGTCCTGTAAATGCTGTTAATTACCCAACTAAACCAACCAATGAGTTAGGGTTAAAATCAAACTTACCACCAGTATCATTATCGGATAGACCTAATCCAAAAAAATTGATTGAAAAATTGGATGATGGTATACGGGATGATGAAACAATTGATGTATCATCTCGAGCAATCGATTTAGTTATCAATGTTGTTGATGATGTATATGTTGATGTTCCTGATATTGTAAAAGTAACATATCCAAAGATAGTAAAGGGTGCTGATTTTGTTGGTTATGATGTAGATTTTGATATCACATTTGATGTAGTTAATGGAAATTCATCTGGATTTGTTGAAGTTGGTATTGGAAGAGTAAAATCAGCATTCAGAACAAGAGATAAAAAAATAACTCTTAATGTAAAGGAAGTTTTAATTAACTACCTTGATATGGAGGGTGAATTTAATCCAAATAGAAAAGGCGCTCCTCAAGGTGTAGATGTTGGTGATAAGATTGAGATACCAATCACATTAACTCCAGTAAATCAAAACCTAAGAAAAGAGCAAGTAAGGGGTGAAACTGAAACTTTCAAAGTTCTTTTTGATAAGGGAGATTTAACCATTCCAAGAGATTTAGCAATCAATAGATTGGCTGAAGGATTCATATCTCAATTCTCAAATTGTGATTTTGATGATTCGAAATATCTTACAAACTTACTTCACTTAGGAAGGGGTGATAATAAAGTAGTTACAACTTGGGTAGGTAGTGAGGATTCGTTGATTCTTAAATTATATGAACCATTACCAACTTCGGTACAACCAAATGACAAGGTTTGGATTACAAAAATACAATCAGAACCAATTGTTGAAACTGTAACTTTGGTAGGTGATGTTGGTGATTATTGTGCTCCATTAAAGGGGCCTAATTTTTCATTAGAACCCGATAATGGAATTGGATACCAAGTTTATGATGATTTATTAGCTAGTGGTTCTGCTACGAATACTTCATTAGTTCAGCAATATATTTCTAAAACAGGAATTGATACTGAAAAATTAAATATAGAATATATAAGTGGTTCTGATTATGCATTTGATAACTATATACACTTTGGTTCGGCCGAAGAAAGAATTAAAAACTTTTGGTATAAGATTGAGTTATTAGAATCATATCAATCTAAGTATAATGATTTATCGGTTAGTAATGTTGAGTTGGGATATGTTGCAGCGGAAGGTGGTGCTTTTGATGGTTATGTAATCATAACCGAAGATAGTAGTTCTTTACAATTAGAATCATTATCAAGAACAGCAACATCTATTGTTCAAGCGAACAAACAATTAGTTAACATCAATAATCTAATCGGAACATTTGATGGATTTGAAATGTTCTTATATACTTCAACAAATGATTTAGCATATCCTAAAAGTGGAAGTTCAATTGTAGCATCTACTGAATCCGAAGCAATTGCTTGGTATAATTCAGCTGTCAATGAAGCATCCACATTTGATAGAAACAATGTAAACTATATGAATAATAATCTTCCAGAATTTATTAAAGAAGATTATCAGAATGAAGATTTTATGTTGTTTATGGATATGTTAGGACATCATTTTGATGTTGTTTGGGCATATATTAATGGATTAAATAAATTAAGGAAACCTCAACACAAAGCAGATTTAGGTTTTTCTAATGATTTAGTTTACACAATGTTAGAATCATTGGGATGGGAAGGTAAGAAAGCTTATGATTCACAATACCTATGGGAATATGCATTGGGGCAATACAAAGATGGTACTCAAAAATACCAACAATCACTTAAATCGGCAAACGAAGAAGTTTGGAGAAGAATCCTTAACAACTTACCTTACCTATTAAAACACAAAGGTACTGCTCGTTCGTTAAAAGCAGTAATGGCTTGTTATGGTGTTCCACAATCACTCCTTACCATTATGGAGTTTGGTGGTCCAACTGACCCAACCGATGGTGGTACTCAACCATTTACATTTGATGATAGAACCGCTGAATTATTATTAACAGGAAGTAATAATGCATATATTCAGGTTCCATTTAGAACTATTGATACTGATTATCCAAAAGGTATTGAGTTTAGAGTAAATTCAACAACACCACATACATCTACATTATTAAAGGTAATGGACCCGGGTGATTCGTATGCGGAGTGGGAATTTAAAGTATCTCCAACAACTGGAAGTTTTGCAAACTTGGATTTATATGTGAGTGCTAGTTCAACACTACACTCTGCATCCATAGAAAATGTAAGATTTTTTGATGGGGAGTATAAACAAATATTGATAAATAAATCAGAAGCTAGTGGTAATGATACATTTAATGTATATTTAAGAGATTCTATTAATGGAAGAATAAAAACTTCTAGAGCATCGGATACTCTTACAGTTAGTGGTTTATCAAATTGGACAGGTAGTTTAGTATCAGCTACTCTTAGGGTAGGTTCTGGATTTACTGGTTCGTTCGATGAGTTCCGTTTATGGAAAACTCCATTGGAGATATCTTTATTGGATACGCACACATTACAACCAGATTCTATTGCTGGTAATACCTATACGGCATCTTCCGAAGATTTAGTTCTTAGATTCGATTTTGAAAATCCATATGATATTGGAACTACTACAACAATTGCAAATCATGCAATTAGTACTGAGTATAATGTTGATGGATTGGCAGTTGGGTTCACATCGGTAGATTCATACCCATATCAGTTTAGAAGTTATGAAAGAACTGTAACCGCTAAAGTTCCATCGTTGGGATTCAATCAATCGGATAAAATTAGATTTGAATCACAAACATTGGTGGGTAACTTATCTCATAAAGTTAGAACTACTCAAAAGTCATTGGATAGGGCACCAATCGATTCATCTCGATTGGGATTATTCTTCTCACCAATTAAAGAGTTGAATATGGATATCATCAAATCGTTTGGTAATTTCAATATCGATAATTACATTGGGGCACCAGCGGATGAATACAATGATGAATATACTGAGTTAAAAAATCTAAGAGATTATTACTTCCAAAGATTAAATAGAGATATTTATGAGTACATTAGATTGGTGAGATATATTGATAAATCACTATTTGATGTATTGGAAGATTTAGTTCCTGCTAGAGCTAAAGTATCTAAGGGTTTATTAATTGAACCTCATTATTTAGAAAGAAGTAAAACTAAGTGGGAAAAACCAACATCTGAAAAAAGAGATTACGAAACTTTTATAGATGTTGAGGAAGATGTAGAATTAGTTGGTGATACTACTCAATATGAGGCTAATATAGATGGTGAATCTGATGTGGTTCTTTCTCATCAATATGATAACTATGAAGCTAATATTGATGGTGAATCTGATGTAGTATTGGTATCCACTACTCCATTTTATGATTCTGAAATCAATGTGGATGATGATACGAATTTAGCGGGAGATTATCCAACTTACAATTCTGAAATCGAAGTTCCGCTTGATAATAAAGTTGAAGCAGCTGTTGAATCATTTACATTCGAGCAAATTGGAATGGACCCGAATTCATTGGATAATGCAGGATTTGGATTATATACACCAATTGAAAAACATAGTATAGTTCCTCAATTAGATATATTTGGAAATTTAACATCATCAAGACAACAAATATATTTAATAAAAGAATCTTATGTTGAAACTATTTCAACTCAAACGGAAGGTTGGCCAGCTACTACAAATAATGAGCAGGTTAAGTATGAAGATATCGATGTTACAAAGTATAACTACAAAGTTACCAAATTACCATATGGGGCATCTGACCCATCGGTGGGGGGTAATGTATCGGAAGTAACTCCATTGAATGGTTACTTTGTTTCACACTATCGTTACAAAAACAACTTATCGGAGGGATTGAAAAAATCTTTCTTTGAGGGTTCATTACAAACATCGGGTTCCACTCCAGACGGATTAAACCCAGTGGAAACATTTACTACGAATCCAAATATTCTTAGAGTTGCGGATACTGGTAGAGGAAGTGGAGAACCAATCTTAGAGGTAGATTAATTAAATTTTTAAAAAGTTATATTTATAGTATATCACAAAAGGGTAAATAAAAAATATGGGATATTTAGATAACACATCAATCACAGTCGATGCAATTCTTACCAAAAAAGGTAGACAGAAATTGGCATCGGGTCAATCCTTATCCATCACCAAATTCGCATTGGGTGATGATGAGATTGATTACACATTGTACGAACCAGCGCATCCAAAAGGAAGTGCTTATTATGATTCGGCAATTAAGGCGATTCCAATTCTGGAAGCTAGTCCTGACGAAACACAAGTATTAAGATACAAGTTAGTTACACTACCAAAAGGTACAACACAAATTCCAGTAGTAGCATTGGGTATTTCTTCAATCGGAGTTTATCAAGATGAAGGGCAAGTTGCTCTATCACCAACAACTTCACCGCAAGGAAACACAAACGCTGGATATACTGTTGTATTAGCAGACCAAAGAGCTGGTACATTAGCAGTAACGCAAGGAGCAACAGCAGCCGGTTCGGTTCCTGTTTTCTTAGGTGAAGAAATCACAA